TTTCAAAAGAACATAATCTTGAATCTTATGATATATTTGAAGAAGTAGATAAATTATTTAAAGAATTTAAGAATTCTGCACAGAAAGAAGTCAACTATCTGGTAAAGGAATTTGAATGTCGTAAGGCAGCAGATTCTTATGCTCGTGCCTCTACTGCTCGCACCGGTGTTTTAGATACTGCTCGTCTTCATACCTATAAGTATAATGAAGACTTGTTTAAGAAAGTCAGTGTAATTCCTGATGGTAAAAATCACGGTTTGATTTTTATTCTGGATTGGAGTGGATCTATGCAAACAGTTCTTCAGGATACTTGCAAGCAACTGTTTAATCTTATTTGGTTCTGTAAGAAGGTTAATATTCCCTTTGAGGTTTATGCCTTTACAAATGAATGGCGCCGCCCCCAATATGATGCAAAAACTGGAAGAATTTCACACGATTATCCTAAACATTATGAAATAAAGGAGGGATTGTTTTGTGTTTCTGAAGATTTTTCTTTGATGAATCTTTTTACAAGTAAGACAAATACTAAAACTCTGGAACATCAGATGTTGAATATTTGGAGACTTGCTACTTGCTTCAGTAACACATATTCCTGTAAGTTTACTTATCCTCATCGTTTGTGTCTGTCTGGCACTCCTTTGAATGAAAGCTTGGTTGCTCTGCATCAAATTCTTCCAAAGTTTCAGAGAGACAATAAACTTCAAAAAGTTCAGTGTGTAATTTTGACTGATGGGGAAGCAAATCACATTCCTTATCATTATGAAGTAAAGCGTGGCACTGAACCTTATATGGGATTGCGTGGAATTTATCCGTCTTGCACTTTTCTTCGGGATCGTAAAACCGGAAACACCTATAAATTTGGATGTGGTGAGTACTATGAATTTTCAAATACTCTTTTGAAGAATTTGAAAGATAATTTTCCAACAGTGAATTTTATTGGTATTCGTGTTCTTGCAAATCGGGATGCGGCTCGTTTTATTGGAATTTATTACAAGCAAGCAACTAATGAATATGATAAAATTATGACAGATTGGAGAAAGCAAAGGAGTTTCAATATCTCAACCTCTGCTTATGATGCATACTTTGGACTTTCTGCTTCTGCTCTTTCTCAAGAGGCAGAATTTGAGGTTGCCGAAGATGCCACCAAATCGCAAATTAAGAATGCCTTTGCAAAATCTTTGAAGACTAAGAAACTGAATAAGAAAGTTTTGGGAGAGTTTATGGAACTTGTTGTCTAATAAATAACTAAAAAGTTTATAAAAATGAAGACTTTCCAGCAATTTGTGGTAGAATGTAATTCTATTCAGGAAACCTCCTTGAATAGAATTAAGTCAAAATCTGACAAAGGTGGAATGGCAATTATGTCTGCTCAAAGAGGAGACAAATCGGGTAAGGAAAATAAAGCAAGATCTAAACAACTTGAAAAGGATATTAGAGGTGCTGGATTACCAGGACCTACTAAAGTCTCTGGAAGATATACAGAAAATCCAGGAACCTCCCAGGAGAAAAAAGTAGGAGAGAAATCTCACGTTGTTTCTTCTGGTAAAATGGGTAAGAGAAAGTTCAAGAAAGCAATTACAAAACTTGGAGCAAAGTATAATCAAGACTCCGTTCTTGTACAGAAAAAACCTGGCGGTTCAGCGCAATTCGCAGGAACTTCTAAAACATCTTGGCCTGGAAAGGGTAAGAATGTTAAAGTTGGTAAAATGAACCCTGGTAAAACAGGAGAATTTGATACTAAAGTTAAAAACAAAACATTTACATATGGTGATTGATTATGAAAAAAACTAATAATATTGATAAACTTTTGAACATTGATTACAACAATAAAATTATCACTCAAAAAAGAGAATTAAATCCACCATCATTTAATGCTCGTTTTAGAAATGAGGTTAGAGAAAAGTATCCTGACTATGAATTGAAATAGTGCCACTTGATTAACTGGCACAGGGGGCGTTTTTCACCCCCTTTTTTCGTCTATAATGACTATGTTGAAACAAACCACTCGTTATGCCTCGCACCAAAATGACTCCCGATTATATTGCTTCTTCTCTCAAATCACTTTACGGCACAGAAATTACTGCTGCTGATGTGCGTGGGTGGTGTTCTAGTAATGGTAGCTCTTATCAAACGGTCACTAAAAATCTTGATAAATATAAGACTTCTCGCGGCCGCTGGAATCTTGAAGTGACGCAAGAAAAAGTGCAAGAGATCGAACGTAGTTATACTTCCCCCGCTGCTCTTCCTGCTGTGGAACAAAATCTTATTCCTGATAAAGATGATACCTTCGTCAAGTTTGGCAACTTTAACGATATTAAGAAAATTATACAGTCCCGTCTTTTTTATCCAGCGTTTATTACGGGTCTTTCGGGTAATGGTAAAACGTTCAGTGTGGAGCAAGCTTGCTCTCAACTTGGTCGTGAGTTAATACGTGTAAATGTTACAATTGAAACCGATGAAGATGATCTTATTGGCGGCTTCCGCCTTGTTAATGGTGAAACCGTCTGGCACAATGGCCCAGTCATTGAAGCCCTTCAACGAGGTGCTGTATTGTTACTTGACGAAATCGATCTTGCCAGTAACAAAATTCTCTGTTTACAATCTGTCTTGGAAGGAAAAGGAGTTTTTCTTAAAAAAATTGGAAAATTCGTTAAACCAGCAAGTGGATTCAACATCATCGCAACTGCCAATACTAAAGGCAAAGGTTCGGACGACGGTAGGTTTATTGGAACTAACGTGCTCAACGAAGCATTTCTAGAGCGTTTTCCTGTAACCTTTGAGCAGTCCTATCCTTCTCCAACAGTGGAGCAAAAGATTCTTGAGGGTATTGCTCTAGATCTTGGTGTAGAAGATCGTGAATTCTGCAAGCGTCTTGTTGATTGGGGTGATATTATTCGTAAGACTTTTTATGATGGTGGTATTGAGGAAATCATTTCCACCCGCCGCCTAGTTCATATCATTCGTGCCTATTCAGTATTTGGTGATAAGGCAAAGGCAATTCAAGTTTGCGTAAATCGTTTTGACGACGAAACTAAGCAAGCATTTATTGAATTGTATGATAAGGTTGATGTTGATTTTCAACTTCCAGTTGACACTGATACTTCCAACTGATATAATATGGGGAGGTAAATGTGCCTCCTTTTTTGTTCTTTATTTTGAAATTTTATGTCTGAAATTCCTGAAAAAAATTATAATGTTAGTTTTGTTGATTCCGGTCTTCCAGGTGCAGATGCCTGGGCAAGTCAATGGGATGATGATCAAAGAACTCTCGCATTGACAAGCATTACAGCTCCTATGGGTCAAGATAATATATCCTTTTCGTATCCATATACATCCAATTCAACTACAGTATTAAAACAATCTATGAATCAAGAACACTTTTGGAAGTTTGGTGAAGGTGAAACTCTGAAGGCAGTGAATGATTATATTGTAAGTACATATAATGCACACTATGCATCTGAAAAGTCTAAGGTTCAGGTGCTGGATATGATTGATGCAATTGGTGATGGTATTCCTTTCTGTCGTGATAATCTTATCAAGTATTCTTCCCGTTTCGGTAAGAAGGATGGAATGTCCAAACTTGACGCATTGAAGATTATTCACTATGGTGTTCTTCTGTATCACTTTGCCGGATTTAATAATGAAACTGCGAAATCAAACTATGAAACTTTCTGATAAGACTCTCACACTGCTAAAGAACTTCTCTGGCATCAATCAATCTATGCTGTTCAAGGAAGGTAATAAACTTCGCACCATTTCGGTGATGAAGAATATTCTTGCCGAGGCAACTATTGCCGAAGAGTTTCCTAAAGATTTTGGTATCTATGATCTGAATCAATTTCTTAATGGACTTAATCTACATCAGCAAGCTGAGTTAGATTTTGAGAATAATGGTTATGTGATGATTCGTGAAGGTAAGATGCGGTCTAAGTATTTCTTTGCGGATCCCAGTGTAATTGTAACTCCTCCTGATAAGGAAATCTCTCTTCCCAGTGAAGATGTTTGCTTTGAGTTGAGTACTCAGCAAATGGATAAGTTGCTTAAGGCAGCAGCAATCTATCAACTTCCCGATCTTTCTGCTGTTGGTGAGGCAGGTGTGATAAAACTGCTGGTTCGTGATAAGAAGAATGATACGTCAAATGATTTTTCTATTGTAGTTGGTGAGACTGATGACACCTTTACCTTTAACTTTAAGGTAGAGAATATCAAGATTCTTCCTGGCAGTTACGAGGTGGTTGTGTCACAAAAACTTTTGTCACGATTCACGAGCACTGACCGAGATTTGAAGTATTATATTGCTCTAGAACCTGATTCTACCTTTGGTTAATGAATATCTTTGTAACTGATGTGTCCCCCAGTAAGTCTGCTCAAGTACTTCCTGATAAGCACGTCGTGAAAATGCCCCTGGAGACCTGTCAGATGGTCTCCATCATATATTCTAAGTGGTACTATGACTGGGGCACAATTAATAAAGCAGATGGCACTCCTTACAGTACAGTAAAGGGTGCCTTTCGTAATCATCCCTGCACTACATGGGCTGCAGATAATCACTACAATCTTGCTTGGTTGATTACACACGGAATACATTTATGCTTTGAGTACGAACATCGGTATCAGAAACGACACTCCTGTTTAAGTA